GGTTTGCCATCTTTCATCAAATTGATTGAGAATGAATTTGTTTTACCAGACGACGGCTTCTTAGGACCAGTAGCAACTTTGTCGTGCCAATCGTCCATGTCTACTTCAAAGCCACGCTTCTCTGCTTGCTTGATAGCTGTCTGTACTGCTGTAGAATAATCTTTGTGATAAACTTCGTAGTCAGACTTTGCTTCATCCATACGACCACTTGACGCCATTCTTTCTTTGCGTCTTTGTGCGGCAAAGTCAGCACCTTGTGGTTGTTTTTTCTTTTCTTTATTCAACATAGCAACAACTGCTGATAACTTAGATTTATCTGCACTACTAATGTTACTCATCTTACGTTTTTCTTCTTTTCCTTTAAGCCAAGCACCATATGCGGCATCAGATTCTGGTACAGATTTCTTACGCAACATTGCTAAATCAGATCCATCAATCTTACCATTGTTGTTCTTATCAAGTGCTTTTTGTTTTGCTGATAATTCTTCACCACGCAACTTCGCCAAATCAGAACCATCAATCTTGCCGTTCTTATTCTTGTCAAGTACTTTTTGTTTTGGTGACAACTCTTCATTCTTTTGCTTTGCATAGTATGCCGCAAGAGCCATCTGTTTACGTTTCTCTTTAGACTTACCAGCGAACTTAGGATTATCAGAGTTTACGAAATCGTGAATAAAATCACCAGCGGTTGCATCTTTAGAAAGAACTTCATCTAATTCGATATCTAATTCTTCGTTTGCTTTCTTACCATACATGTCAACTAGTTGTTTAACATAGAAATTGTAATGACCACGGCGATCATTGTATTCTCTATCTCCAAGCACAGTCTTTAGTGCTTGCACAGCATCTTTTAATTCTGAGCCTTTCATTATTTTCAATGCATCAGTCACAAGCGAATCAACTTTTTGTGAAGCCTCTGACATACTTTTCTTTGCGTCATTGTCAAATTGTTTTCTAGTCGCTTTCATAATGCCAGAGAAACGCTTGTTGCCTGTCTTTGTGTCGCCTGCTTTATCTGCGGCCGATGCGTTTTCACCAGCTTTCTTTTTGTAGTCTGCTAGTTTGTTTGTAGACAATTCGTCAAGTTGAAATTCCTCTTTCTTCATGCTCTTTCTCATAACACGATTCTGTGCAAGTTTAGATACGAACTTGATTTCAGCGCCAGCAAGAGATTGCAAAGATTTCAAATCTAATCTGTCAAGCATAGCAATCAATTTCTTGTATGTGTCACTAGCTGGATCAATGCCATTAATCTTAGAGTACTCTGCTTTCAAAGCGGCAATCTGAGATGGACTAAATGACTCGCCAATGTCCTCTTTGACACTCAAAGATTTCTTCTGTGCTTGAAGTGCGGCACGTTCTTTTTCTTGCTTCAAACGTAGCTGAATTGCTTTTAAAGTTATTTGGGCACGTTTCTCAGATTGTTTTACATCTGAAATTTTTGTGCCTGAACCAACTTCCGCTTCTTGAATATTATCTGACATTTATATCTCCTAAATTAACTATCTACTTTAGCGCCAGAGCGCCATTGATGACACGACCAGTATTTTGCTTTATACTTTGGTCCTGGGTCATCATCACAACCATGTCTTGCTCTGAAACTTGCTCTACGGTCTGGATCATCACGCTTGATTTCCATGTTGGGATCACCAAAACGAACAATGACTACGTTACCATTTGGACCCATAGTGTAGACACCAAACTTCTTAGGGCCATCAGGTGTTCTAAATGGATCATTTAGTTTAACAGACTTACCCTGATATTCTGCTTCGTTTACAATTTGTTCCCAATCAACATCTTCTGTGATTTCATCTTCGCAATCATCACAACATGTTTCTTCAGATTGTCCTGGTGTATCTTTTGCATACTTCTTACGTAATGCATCTGTGCCATATTCTAACGCTTCAGCAAATTTAGAAAACTCTTCATTGCTTCTAACTTTAGCGGCTAAGTCGCTATCAGCTTTTCCCCACGTGCCAGAGCCTTTTGTAATAAATGAGTTCACTCTAGCGAATGCCCATTGCTGTGCAGTTGTTCCTGGTCTATGTCCAGTTTTCCATGCGGCCATGCCTCTGTCGTAAACTGCTTTGAGAATACCATAAGCAATACCTGATTTTTCTGATTTCTTTTTCAAGCCTTCAATTTCTTCTAGAATCGGTCTGAAGTCTTCATATGCATCACCAAACTCATCTGGTTCCATTTCGCTTGCGTACATATCCAACTCTGCACCAGAGAATTCACCATCATCTTCTTCTTCTTCTTCGTCACCTTCGTAATCAAAGTCATCTTCGAATTCTAAGTAATCACGTACTGTTGAAACGTAGTCAGCCGCTTTAGTAATCTTAGATAATACCCAAGCATCTGGCTCTTCATCCAGTTGATCCATCATGTCAAGCAATTCTTCTGCGTCTTGAATCATGTTAGACACTTCGATTTGTGCCATTGAAAGACCATCAGTCTCTTCATAATCGTACTCATCTTCTTCGCCCATGAGTTTCATACCAGTAACGTCTTGAATCATTTTCCAAGCGGCTGATTGATTCTTATCTGCAATAAGTTTCTTGAGTTTTTCTTTTTCTTGTGGTGTTGCAACTTGGAAGAACTTCATCATTTCCATTGCACCAATGTTGCCTTTGTATGCGGCTTCATCGATAGACTCTTTTTGCAATTGCGATCTTGTCATTCTGAACAATGCATCACTTGATGTTACCATATCAAGTAGAGTTGTCAACAAGTCGTTTGTTACATTACGCTCTGCTGGATTTAACATGTCACCAGATTTCAATTTTTCAACTGAACGCTTAATAACTGTAAGAGATTTTGTGTCTGCTAATCCCAAACGAACCAATTGGTCTAATCTAGAAATTTCTTTTCTGTCTTCTGGCGTCTTTACTGCTTCACCATACATCTGTTTGAATTTGAGTGTATGCTTTGATTGTTTCATACCTTTTTCTCTAGCTTCTTTATCGCCAGGTGCGTCTGCATATGCACTCTTGTCAGAATCTGACTTAGGTGTATTTCTTTCAAAGTGTGCCGCTCTTGCGTCTTTATCGTCTTTGCTTACGCCAGCATAATATGCTTTAGGCTGTGTGCCTTCTCTATCTTTAACATCTCTGTCTTGTGGTACAGTTGGCTTCTCAACAATGAATTCTGCAAAGATATGATTTAAATCTTCTTTTCTCATCATCATGCTTTGTCTACGCACAACTTCTTTACTTCTAGCGGCTGGCACTAAACGTACTGCAAACTTCTTAATTGCAGGTAACATCTTCTGCAATCTTGTGTCTACTGTAATTTTTTCTCCAGCACTTAAGCCCGCATAGTTCTTACCACCAGAAAGACGTCCTCTGAAGAATTGATATGCCATTTTAGCGGCTCTTCTTTTTAATCTCTTTGGATCAGCAAAGCGTTTCGCTTGAAATGCTCTTGCTCGTATTAAACGCTTTTGAATTCGTCTAAACTGTTGCGCTCTTTGTCTACGTTGTGCATAGCCAAGAACTGCTTCGTCTTGTTGTTCTAGTTCTTCTTTCAAATTCATTCCCCTTTTAACTGCATCAAACAATGCTTTGGCATCTGAGTCAGATAATTTTGATGGCACACCTTGCTTAAAACTGTTGAAGTCGTCGGATGCGACAAATCCACGCATCTTAGAACCTGACATACCAGAAACACCCTCTGCATCTGGATCACGTTCGCCTGCTGAGACAACTTCAATAGTTTTAAAAGTGAAATCTTTTCCATTGTACTTATTGAGTAAAGTCTTAAACTCTGGAATTCTATCACTACCAACAACAACAATCAAATCATCATACTTGCCACTGAGTTCTTTAGCAACTTCAATGATTGTTCTTGCAACAGAATTTTGAACCATTGGTCCAAAGGCTTTCTTTGCAAACTTAACTTTAGTCTTAAAGTCTAGTGGATCTTTTTTTGGATTTGTGCTGTGCGATAGATACAGTTTAGCATCAGCGTTACGCTTTTTTGCTTCTGCTTTGATTTTGTCGGCAAGTTTTTCGTGGCCGTTTGTCATTGGGTTCATGCGCCCAAATGAGACTACAACTTGCGATTTTGTCGCTTCTGTTAAAGAAGCCTTGAATGTTTTCATGTTTTTAGAGTTTTCCGTAGACTTATCTGTACAGGTTTGCCGTAGCCTAACTGCGTTATAGTTTATTTATAAAATTCTGATATTCAATTTAATAGTGCAAACATTAGGGGACCAGCTTCAACGTAATTTCTCATATAGGGACGATAAACTTTACCATCTTTGCTGTTTGATGATGCCGCTTCCACTTTGACACGAATTTGTAACAATAAATTTGATTTACTTTCAGAGCCAGCATAGAGTTGAACTAATGGATCACCAGTTTCTCTAAATTTCGCTTTTAAATTGCTTTTTTTCAACTGCTCGGTATAAACTTTTGTAAAATCTTTATTGAATTGTAATTGTTTAAATTTACTTCCTTCAAGTTTAACAAGTTCAATTGATGCGTCACCTTTTGTAGCACCCTCAAAAACTAACTTTGTTAAGTTTGAAAAGAATGCGCTATCTTTAGAATTGATTTTTGCTTGCATTTGTTTTGCCGCTTCTTTGTATACAATGGCTGCCGCAGATTTCACCATATCTTTAAATTCGTTTAATCTAGCATTTTCACGACTTGAAAATACTTCTTTCTTATCGTAATCTCTAATCTCTGTTAAATACGCATTTTTTAATTTTGATATATCTAATTTAAGAATTTCTTCCCAAATTTTCTGTTGTTTTTCAAATTCATCTCCAGACACTTGAGCAAACTGTTCGCCTCCAGCCACTTTCAAAGAAATTTGTCTTGTGTATGGTTTACCATTAATAGTAACTTTAATATCAGCTTTAGTACCTTTCTGATCTCCAACACCGTCCGACAGAATTCTAACTGTATCAATCTGTCCATTTAGCGCAAATTTAATAACGTCATCCGTCCATGTTTTTTCAACATATAATATAGCAGAATCATATAAATCTTTTACTACGGATCGGTTCTGTTTTTTACTTAATAACATGGCGGCCGCTTCTGGTAATGCAATAGAAAATTCAATTACATCTGTTGCATAAGTACTTTTAACAGCAACAATATCTTTAACTTTAAATTCAATCATACGATTAACTTTAAAGAATTCATCTAAAACATGGTCAATCATGGCCACAGTTATTGGTGCATTTTTATCTTTTAATGATTTTGGACGATTTGCAAATTTTGCGACAAGAGCGGCACCCAAAATACCCTCGGCGGCATCGCCTCTATTGAATTTATGAATTTCGTCTGCCATATTACTCTCCGTCTTTTAATTATTATACACTAAAACTACTGCCACAACCGCAAGTTGATTGTGCGTTTGGATTAGTTATTTTAAATTCTGATCCTTGCAAGTCCTCTTTGTAGTCTATGCTTGCACCCTGCAAATACTGCATACTCATAGCATCCACTAATACTCTAAATTCGTCAAGAGGTATTTCAAAATCGTCTTCGTTCATTATCTCATCAAATGTGAATCCATAACTAAAACCAGAACATCCACCTCCTTGAACAAATGTTCTTAACGATAGATTAGGATTGTTCTCTTCTAGAAGAAGATCCAATATTTTTGTTTTTGCTGATTCTGTTATTGTTATCATACTCTGAAACTTTCTCCGCAACCACAACGATCACGTTCATTTGGGTTTTTAAAATCAAAGCCTTCGTTAAGTCCATTACGAATCCAATCCATTGTGAGGCCTTTAAGATACACATCGCTTTTTGAATCCACAAGAACCACAAAATCTTCTTGTGGATAATTAATCACACCAACTTCTGTTTCATATTTATCAACATATTCCATTGTATATGCTAAACCACTACAACCAGTAGTCCTTACACCCAATCTAATCCCAACTCCACTGCCACGTTTATGAAGTAGATATTTAACTTTCTCATATGCTTTTTCAGTTAATGTAATCATGTTTTTTTCTATAATCTTCTACTGCGGCTTTTATAGCATCTTCTGCAAGTATTGAACAATGAATTTTAACCGGTGGGAGGGCAAGTTCTTCAGCAATTTGTGAATTAGATATCTTTCCTGCTTCGTCAAGTGTTCTGCCCTTGACCCACTCTGTGACAAGACTGGAACTTGCAATTGCACTTCCACATCCATACGTTTTGAATTTTGCATCTATAATTATTCCTTCTTCTACTTTAATTTGAAGTTTCATAACATCACCGCAAGCAGGTGCGCCAACAATACCAGTGCCAATATCAGCATCAGTCTTGTCAAAAGATCCGACATTCCTGGGATTTTCATAGTGATCTAAAACTTTTTGAGAATATGACATATTTGCCGTTAAAAATAGTTACCGAATGTATACATAAATGTGTCTGGTTTCAGATTAGACTATGTGTTATCTCTGCCAGCCTTTGATAATGTCTGGTGAAAAGTTTGCATAGCTGAATTGCATTCTGTCAACTAACTTGACTGCATTGCCTTTGATCTTGTCGATTGCAACATAACCCTCAACACCAGTCACTTCGTAACCTTTCTTTGTCAACAAGAAAGTATTCAACGTCTTGACTTCATCCATCTTCTTAATCAAAATCAACTTAGCTTCTGCTAAGAGATTCATCATTGTGAAAATGTCTTCTAAATGGGATTTGTTTTTTGGTGAGAAGAATTTAAGCACTTTGCTTTTCTTCAACATCTGAGTAGCACGACCACGTTCACCTTTGCCTTCAGCTTGTTTCTCGTAGTAATCTTCTATGTATGTAATTAATTCTTTAACGTGCGCTTTGACGTTAGTGATTTTTAATTGTTGACGTACTTTTGAATTGTTGAATGTCTTAATGCGTTCAATCAAGTCTTCGTCTGTATTGATGTAGTTTAGAGTGGGTGCATCTAGCTTTTGAAATATCTTACCTGCTTCAGATAGAATTGCTGTCACTTGGTCATTCTCTGATTGTGTGAGTGTAGCTTTGCCTGATACGTCTTGATAGACTGCACTTGTCATCCAAACATTTGGAGTCTTTGTGAGTGTGCTTAGAATGTCTTTGCCAAAGACTGCTGATAGTGTCTCAAACGAATCACCTTCGTAAATTGTATGCCAAACGATACCAATTTTTGCTCTTTTTATCTCTTTGGCAAGTTCACTTTCTGACGGTACTGCATAGACTAGGGTGTTTGGGTGAAACGTGACGTATGATTCACCTTCGATTGTTTCTGTCTTCAAGTCTGCTTGTGTGAATAGCAAGTCGCCTTGAATGACACCCTTAATGTTGATCTTAGGCAAATACATCAAACATGCTTTGAGTTTGTCTGCTAAGTCACCAGATGTGTCTGCATCAACTTCTGCTGGAGTTTTGTACACTTTGGGATTTTTATTGAAGACACCCTTCTTCGCAACAAAGAATTTGCCGTCTGTTGGGTCTTGTCCTGCAAAGACTGCGGGCGCACCATCCCACTTGACTGAAATGTCAACTTTGTTTTTGGAATGTCCAGCAAGCATATCACGCACCGCTCTGAGTGCGTTTATGCTGTCTCTAGTACCTTCAACACCACCATTCAGAACATCGTCTTCCGCATGTTCCATGTGAGTGTTTTTCTTCTCAATAAGATATTCTTTAAATTTAAACATAATAGGTCTGTTGTGGCTATAGACCTATTTATAATTATCTTCGCATCAAGGCTTGGTCTTTTGCGTCATCATCAGAGAAAATAGGGACTGCATTGCTTTTGTGTAGCGTACCGATGCCAATCATCTTGTCACCAGTGTAAACTTTGCCATGAATTGGCTTAGTGCAATCGTGACCAACTGTAGCTAAACTTGGATAGTTAGGGGTTTCACGGATGTGTGCTTTTGGAGGCTTGTATGCTTCTACTATCTTAGGCTTTTTGGTGCCTTTGGAGAATGAAGTTGTCGGCAAGTTGTCAAGCCACTTTTGATATTCTGCAACTTTCTTTGCAGAAGTCTTTTTCTTCTTTGATTTTTGATATGTGTAAATTAACATGATGTAAGTTCGTCAACAAAGTCTAACAATAATTTGTGGTTTCGTTCTTCGTGCCAATGATCCAATGTGTATTTTTCATACCAATACTTTTGACTCTCAGGATGACAACCGATCACACCCACACGATTTTGAATGATTGCCATAGCATCACCATTCGCATAAGTAGAGACTATTTTAGCACGTTCTAGATTGCCCGTCAATGCACATCCGTCGTAGAAAAACAACGTTTCTGGTTTGCCATTCCATATTACGTTCGCAACAGTAGAGTAAGACCTACGAATGTCTGCTGTATTTTGTTTAATATACTGAACAGGTTCAATGCCATTGAGTATGTCAAAATAATAACTACCAGCCCAATATGCACCCATACATATCCCAAGATAATATCCTTTAGACTCAACAAAGTCTGCTATCATATTAGCTTGTTTGCGTCTAAAGAATTTATCATAAGAATCTGCATCTCCGATGCCACCAGGAAATGCAACAATATCTGTATCGTTTAATACTGTCAGTAAATCGCTATCTGTATTGAATAAATTAATTTTGTAGTTTGGCGATAATGCTTTAATCATTCCATCACAACAATCTGTAGAACACTCTGGATGATTAACAAACAGCGATATAGATTTCACTCTATGCCATTCTATCTACATTCTGTCCAGGACGATTCATTCTACGATTCATTTCAATACGTGCTTCTTCACTAACTTCACGTAGATGTTTAATCCTACGTTCTTCTAAACGCAATTCATCAATTCTTCTCTCCGTTCTGTTGAGAATAAGCTGGTCATACATCCTATCATTGTATACTCTAATTGATTCTACACTCATTTGAACACCAAGAATGCTAACATGATACTTTGCAGAAAAAAGCCAATGCCGTTCGATAGCATGTATAACTTATCTTTCATTATAGCAGATCGAATAAAGAATAGTAACAAACCACTCCAAATTAATATGACCATGCTCAACGGCGGCAATACGGTTGGTTCACCTTTAATTGCTAAGTAAGTCACAGGTACTGTAGACCCATGAATTAAAATCAATCCTATCCAACCACATATTTCACCAAACTGACGTACAATCCAGTTATACCATTCTGTAACTTTAATCATTTCAAATTTCTTTTTTAAGTAGTTTAAGAGTAGGTCTAAATTTTTGATAGAGTCCGACTTCACGTCCATATGCTTCAATCTCCCATAATGATTCCCAATATTCATCACCTTGGTATTGTTCTCGTTGAAACGTTACCAAGTTCCCTTTTTCATGGAATTTTAATTCACCTTTAGCGTATTGCTTAACGTGAACCATTTCATGTGCAAGACATTGTAGAACACGCTTGCCAAGTTTATTCCATTCCAAATTTATTACAAACTGCTTATTGCTTGGCATTCCTAGAACATCATCTTTAGGAAACGCTTCACCAAGTATTTTGTTTTTCGTATAAAAATCTTTTATGACGTTTACATTGATTTCTAATGTATTTGACAACCTATCAGTCATCAAACGACTTGCATAAAAATGCGTAGCCATCTTCAGAATTTTTCGTTCTTTTGGTGTCAATGTGACACCTTTCGACCTTAGATTGAGTTTCATATCTTTTTCCTATCTTATGTCTATTGTAACACCATTTATGGTATCCTGTCAACATATATTTAGTGAAAAGACTGGTATTTCACATTATGAAATTAAACCTTTAGATTGCCAAAATCTCTGTTTTTCTGCATTCTTTTGCCAAATCCAGACTTATCGAACACTGGTTTATCGTCTTCAATCTGACCACTGTCTGAAATGTTAGTCTGCGCTGACTCTTCTGCATCATACAGTTTCATTTTTGCTCTGTCAACGCCAATCACAAACCGCTTGTTTGTTGTCGGATCGCTATATCGATTCTTCAACTGCTTGACCATAATCTGATTCAAGTCTGCAAGTTCTTCGGTTGAAATCAAAGCAAACATCAAGTCTGCTGTAGCTGGCAGACCAAACGATTCTGAAGTATCTTCAAGTCCAACGTCAGAGTTTGTGTAACCACTTCTCGTTGTTTGTGTAGCTGATACGATTGGAAGTTTATGTTCAACTGCAAGACCACGCAACTCTTCTGCAATTGCTTTAATGTATGTGTATGAGTTAATAGAAGAACCCATCTTCATACGTGCGGAAGAACAAATGTTCAGATAGTCAATGTAGATGATATCAGGAATAAATTGTCGTTTCAATTTCAATTCATTCAACAAATGATTGAAGTGATTTACGTTTGCACTAGCAGTTGGATATTCTTTGATGATTAGTTTGCCTTTAGTCTTCTCACGTAAAGATTCAACTTTCTTCAAGTATGTTTCTTTAGGCATACCGATCAGTCTGTCAAGTTCAACGTTCATCAAGTTAGCATCGATACGTTCTGCGATACGTTCTTCAGCCATTTCCATTGTGATGTAAAGAACGTTCTTACCCATTGTTAGGTTGGCTGCCGCACAATGACACATGAACAAAGATTTACCAACACCAGTACCAGCAAGAACAATGTTCAAAGATTTTTCTGCAAGCCCACCTTTAGTGATTCTATTCAGATAGTCGAGATCGAATGGAATTCGTCTTTCAACTTTATGATAGAAGTCATATCGTGTTTCTGCGTCATCAATAAAATCGTGGCCAATGTGATTATCAAAAGAAACTGAAAGCGCATCTGCTAGAATTTTAGGTATCGAACCCTTATCAAGTTTTTCTGCATTGTTCTTATTCTTGTCATCAAGAATCTGAATACTTTGCATGATGCCATTGTAGATAGCTTTTTCTTGGCAGAAGTCTTCTGTTGCATCAATCAACCACTTAGTATCTGATACTTCAGGATCGATTGTAATTGATTTAACAAGTGCAACAGTTTTCTTGTGCTGGTCATCTGTTAAGTTTACTCTCTTATCAATCTCAATGACCAACGCTTCTTTCGTTGGCATTGTATTGTACTTGTTTACATAAGTTTGAATTTCATCGAACAAAAGTTTTTCTGACGATTCTTGAAAATATTCACCTTTAATAAATGGTAATGTTTTTCGTGTATACTCTTCATCCAGTAGTAGGTGTTTGAGTATTTTCTGTTCCAAGTTCATTCTTATACCTTTTCTCTGCTTCGTTCAATGCGTGTTTCAGCAAGTCATTTAAAACCTCACCGAGATATGATTCAAATACATCATTACCTTTAAGTTCTTTGTGTTCTTCACTTATTATATCATAGTTGAAGCCAATTGAATAGGTTCCGTCGGGATTTTCTTCTTCGGCAAAGTTAATTTCGCCAAAATGAAATACAGTATCTTTAAAGTCACCAGCAGTAATTTTGATTGTTGCGACAACATCTTTATCTTTGTATCTGATATCGCTTTCAGCAATTTCGTAAGTCTCTTCAATCTTCATTGACTAACTCCAACTCTTCCTCATCAGCAACTCCCTCAACGCCATCTTGTCCGTACAAGAATTCTTTCTTACATGCTTCGTCAATCAATGCTAAGATATCAGGTGTGAAATACTTCTCTGGCTCTTCGTTGATGTTCTTGCCGAATACTTTAGTGCCATTAGCAAGTTCATATCGTGTGGACACTTTCTTGATGATGCCATACTTTTCTGCAATTTCAAGCAAGCCAAAGTACCTATCAAGTCCTGTGCTATATGTGATCTTCACTTCAACTTGAGAGTTCTCTTTCGTCAAACGTGACTTCTGCAACTTGCAACGAACGATGTTACCAATAACAGCAGTACCATCTTTATCTTTACGCTTAGACAAGTAAACGATTGTGGATGCTGTGTACTTTAAGCCAGAACCACCAGACATCTCTTTAGTTGGAATGTATGCGCCAACAACATCATAAACGTGATTTGTTACAAGCAAAGGCACACCAATCTTAGCAAGTTTCAAATTCAACACACGAAATGTTGCTTTGAGAATTTGACTCTTGGTCATGTCTTTTGTTTCTTTACCTTCAGCAGTATCTTCCATTTCTTTAGTAGAAGACAACTGACCAAGAGAATCAAGAACCATAATCATTGGCTTGCGTTTAGCTTCTGGTTGTGCTTGATACTTCTCAATGATTTGTAATGCAGTATGACGAAACTTTTGAATTGTATCTGGCTCAGAGATAACGACACGTTTAGTGTCAACACCACGGGATTCCATCATCTGTTTTGTAACAGCGGCTTCTGTATCAAAGTAGATAACACCGCCTTCAGGATTTGCATCAAGGAATTGTTTGACAATGCCAAGCACAAAAAATGTTTTACCAGTTGATGATTCGCCAGCGAATGCAGTCACTTTGTTGTTAGGTACACCGCCATAGATACTGCCTGATAGAACAGCATTCAATGCGTATGAACCCGTATCAATACATCCACTATACTCAGCAGATGCACCACCATCGGAAAGAATCTTTGTGTCATCATCTTTTAATTGCTCAACTAAATCTGTAAAAAAATTGCTCATATCATTTACCTTTCATATTATTAATCACTAAGCTATTATAACACTATTCAAACGGAAAATCAACTCTCTGCAAACTCCGCAAATTTTGATCTACCATCTCTAGCGTATTTTCTTTTTGCATCTTCCAACTCTTCTTTTGACATTGGTATTGGTTCAAATACTGTTGCATTGTTTGAAGTGTCAACACCTTCTTCTACTGTCATGCGAGGTTTTCTTTTTCTTTTCACCACTTCTTTGGGTGTTTCCTGGTTCATGGTTGGAGAGAAATTAACTTCATAGCCACCAGACTTTTGTTCTTTTTCTTTTGCTATTTGTCTCAAGGAGAAATTGCCCGCAATGATAAGCAAGACTGCCATTGGATCAAACACAAGAACCAAAAGAATAATAACAAATCGTACAGACTTATCTAGTAAATTAGAATCAATGCTGTCGCCGTAAATTAACGCCGCAATATACTTAATTGGGCCAACTTCTGCTTCCACTTTACGAATTTCGGTGGCGATAGGAGCCCTTTCTTCATTAAGAGTCGAAATCCGCTTGTTATATGTTTCGATTTCTTTAAGTATGCGACTACGTTCTGTCTGTTGGGCTTTGCGTAGACTTGCCGCTTTCTCTGCACCTTTTTCGTTTGTTGAACGAACCATAACTTGGTCCACAGCCTCATCCATTTGTTTGAGCGTTTTACGATTAACATCAATATTATCTCTCTCAACTTTAATCTTTTCATCGATCATTGCAATTTTTGCAGACACATCATCACTTACTAGATTTTGATCGTTATGTGCTTTAGAAAGATATCCAAAAATTCCTAATGATGTGATGAACATTAGAATCATAACTGCTACTGTGAAATAGTATTTCAAGAATCTTGGTGCGATTTTCCAATTCTTGTATGCCCACGATGCGGCAATGAGTTTAGAAAACTCAAGCGCACCACCCATGATTGCAATTGGAATTGGACTAGCCGCAAAGATAGCCATAAGTCCTATGACAGAATAATATGCGGCAATAGCAGAAAGGGATATCGCACTCAATAATGTAATCAAAGCAAATAACATAATTATCCTCTAGTCAATGTTAACACCTTATCAATTTGATCTTGAATTTTTGCAGTGCGATTTGGCCAGTAAATATATTCTTTTTCTGGATTCTTCATCAAGTTAACAAGTAAAGGCATGATGAGTTGTTCTAACTCTTTTAGATTTGCTTGCACTTCTGATTTCATGTTTTGACGTTCTGCATCAAGCCCTAGTTTGCCTTGATTGTATAGTGATAACATTGCGTCTAATTTTTCTTCTACTCGGTGTAGTGATTCTGAAGATTGTTCAACAGTTTCTCTAACGAGAATGGTATCTTCTAGTGTAGTTGGATCGGTGAGTCTAGTTAGTGTCGATTCATCAACAGCACTAAATCCAAAATCATCTTCTTTTCTAAACGCTAGGTACTCTGCGGGTATTGTTCTTGTTGTCATGCGAAAAAACTTTCCAATGAAGAAACACGTTCAGTCTTCCAACCAATTGTGTTTACAATTGTTTTTAATGGATCAAGATATGCTTTGTCAAATTGGGTATCATAGTCGATGTACTTTTCCAAATTGAATTCTTTTGGCAGTACAGTCAATATAGAGAATACATTTTCTTGAACGGGATTTGGAACTTTCATGTAACAGAATTTGGTCTTATCACCATCTTGAATAAGTTGATACTTCTTAGTAAGTTTATACTTTTTCAGAAACGCATTAAACATTATCGCACCACGCACATGCATAGGTGTGCCTTTTGAATATAGTTCCGAACTACTCACATATTTAGACAGTTCACTAACACCACGTGGGAATGCAATATCTTCGAATGGAAGAGTTTTGAATTCTTGTTTGAATGCTTCAACGAAAGATTGAAAGTCTGTTTCATTACCATTCATCACAATCTTCAGAGACTCTTTAATTTTATCACGACATGACATTGGTGTAGAAGACTTGACAGCTTCAATACCCATCATCTTTAGTTTTGGTTCTGCAAAACGAACACCTTCAGAATCGTATACGTTTAGAATGTAACGCTTCTTTGCAGTCCAGATACCTTTGTTGGCAATCACTTCACGCTTCATTTGCATTTTCTGGTCAAATGAATTCATGTAGTCTGCTAGTTCTTGGTATGACTTGTCGATGAATGGTTCAAATTTTTCGGTACACGCTTTGTCAACGAAATCAACAATCGTTTCAATTTTCGTTTCACTCTTCGATCCGTAGACCATATGTACCAGCGGACCAAGATTGACGTATACAGAGTCCGTATCCGATGCGATGACATAATCAATATCCTTAGTTTTCAATAGTTTGTTTAGATAACCATTCAGCTTCTTTTCAATCCAGCGAATAGCAAGTTGACCAGACAGAGTAATTGCTTCTGCTTGTCTAGTGTCAAAGAATCTAAAGTATTGATTACCAAGGGCGCCATACGCAGAGTTCAATTGTACTTTCTTTGCCAACTGCAAGTTCTTGTACTTTGAAATCTGATTTGATATTTCACGTTTATGTTCTTTGTTTGTTTCTTTTTCGTAAGCCTTCTGTGCTTCAATCATTTTCTTTTTGTACAATGAACGATCATCATACATGCGTTGCATCATAGCAGGTAAGAAGCCTTGCTTGTCACGCTTGAAGTAATGTCCATTGGCTGCCATGCAATATTCACCCTGTGATTGATACTCACCATCCAGCAAATTATCAATAGAGACACTTGTGTGGCGACCTTCAACAATTGTTTCTGGTGAAATATTGTATTGCATAATCAAGTGTGGATACAATGAATTCAAGTCAAATGATACGACCCATTCATGCATACCAACAAGTGGATCTTTCACATAAGCACCAGCAAACTGTGAATCTTTTGATGTATGAACATTCTGCGGCACAATAATATTCTGTTCAATCAAATCATTATGAATCAGAGTATCCCACATACGCACCTGCGTGAACACATCGTTGTAATTAACTTTAGCATCGTATGCCAGCGCCAACGCCATGTCAATCAATTGCATCTTTGCGTCAATACGATCTACAAGTTCAACGTCATGGATGTTGTACTCAATAAACTTTTGAAAGTTTGTTTTGTACAATTGGTGTAGACTTTCAACTTCAGAGTAATCTAGTTTCTTTTCACCAAGTTCAAGATATGCGATGTGATTGAGACTAAAACTTTCTTGCTGTGAGTAAGTAAACTTTCTGTACAACTCAAGATAGTCGAGTGTCGCAATACCAACAAACTCAAATATAGTTTGGGGCTTATTGTGATTTGTTATTGTTCGATCATTGATTCTATGAAATGGAGATAGACGATGTGCAGTATTATCGCCCATGAGTTTTGTGATACGATTGTTCAGATATGGAATATCAAAAAATTGAATGTTCCAACCAGTCACAATGTCTGGTGATGTTTCTTCCCACAATTCGAGAAACCGCATGATGAGATTATTTTCATCACGGCACTTCGTGTATGTTACGTCAGCACGATTAGTATCAAAGTCGCCACAACCAAAGACATAAAAATGTCCAGCTATCTTAAACGTGATTGCAGTAATTGGCTCAGACGCAGACTCGGGTTCAGGAAAGCCATTTTCAGAACCAACCTCAATGTCAATATTTGCAATCTTAATTTGTGATGGATCATAATCTACTTTGCCTGGATAGGCTTCGTTGATGTACACATAGGGAAAGTTTGTTGAGCCATAAACTTTGAAGTTGTCAACGTCTTCATAACGTTTCATAAACTCGGTAGCATCACGCATTGTTCCCTGCGATACTGCCGCAAGCGATTGACCATCCAACGTTCGATACTCAGCATCTTTAGTTCCAGCAGGCAAATACAATGTTGGATTGTATTCGACCTTATCAGTGAATCTCTTGCCGTTGTTGTAACCACGAACAAGAATGTTATTGCTTAGTTTAGAAAAGTGTGTGTAGAATTTCATCAAATAATAATAGATTGTTTTTTAGGCATAACTATGCCTGAGCCGTATATCTCATTATACTTGTTTTGAATCTCTTGTGCAACTGATACGTTGTATATAACATGGTTAAGTTGTAACTCTACAACCTTCTGTTCCGAAAAGATAAGCATTGGTTGCATTTGAAGACTTGCTTTACCATTTGGTCCCATTGCGATTCCAAGCAAACATGGATTTTCGATTGTAATCAATCCGCTAATACGTTCTGTAATGTTACCAACAATTTCTTCACCAGTGATTAATTTTAAAATCCTAAGTTCATTTTTCATAATGTATCTCCATAATTAAAAATGGGTGCCATTGCGGCACCCATGCTGTTATTTAAAACGTTCTGCTTTGTGTTTCTTTGCATCTTGAATTGCTTCAAGAATTGCCATGAAGAATTTTTTTACTGATTTCATAACATATCATCCTCAGTTAAGAATTGCTTAGTAGATTTTTTAGTTTTAGATTCTGCATCTTTAACTTCAATCTTCTTAGGCTTCTTATGTTCTGGAATGATTCGTTCCAAAGCAATCTTCAACATGCCATTAATCAAAGCGGCATCTTGAATTTCGATTTGGTCATCAAGTGCGAATGTGCGAGTGAACGCACGATTAGCAATACCCTTGAACAAGAAATTGTCTCCATCATCTTTTGTATTGCCAGCAACAATTAGTTTGTTGTCTTCTAAAGTGATATCGATTTCTTGTTTACCAAAACCAGCAACCGCAATTTCAATGACGTAGGTATTGTCACCAGTCTTGCGAATGTTGTAAGGTGGGTAGTTAGGAATGTTCTTAGTCACATCATCATGTATCTTTGCTAGTCGATTAAATTGCTCATCGAAGCCAACAAAAAATTTATCAAAGTCTTTGAAACCTGGTCCGCCAAAGACTGCGGGTAGTGGTGTATGTCCCATATTATATCTCCTCTTACTTAGTCTTTGAAAATGCTTTTTTAGCATCAAAAGTATATGCAGAAATGCCAAGAGTCGTAAAAAACTTATTGACTTCTACTGCAACAGCTTTTGCGTAAAGTGTTTGCGCTTCAATGAAAGTATTGAGGGGTTTTGCAAGTTCTTCATTCTTGACGAATGTTTTGACGAATTGCGTTTTTGTGCCTTGAAAAGTATCGATAGCACTATTGATGTTTTGTAACATAGTTTCTCCTATTAAGCGAGTTAAAAAAATAAAATTGATACCCCGAAGGCGTATCATTAAAATCCTGCTTACTGAATACAGGGGTACCATAACGTTGTACCAGCGTTAGACGCTCCTAAGGTAGAAGAGCCATTAACGTTCCCATCCCTGAGATACGTTTATTTATAACAGTTTAAGCCTGGCCAATCATTCTGCGTGAAACAAAATAAGTTGTATTGCCTTCTGTGTTCATTGCTGTACGAACTTTATAGCCGCACTGACGCAAGTCGCTCATACGGGCACGAAGGTTTTTAACGCCAAACAAAGACCGTGCTTGTGGTGCAGAGATTCCACGACCAGTACCACGCAAGTACGATACCAAGAGTTCTGTCTGTGTTTTGCTAGAATTTACAAATGCCATTTTATATACCTCATCAATTAATGATAAAAAATTTACTAAGAATTATTTCTTAGCGTCTGTTTTAGCTTCCGCTTTATTAGCTTCTGCTTTTTTAGCCTCTGCTCTTTCGGCTTTCTCTTTTGGAGTAATCACTTTGGGACGTGGCTTCTCTTTTGAGTCTGCTTTAGTGGCAGGTGCTGATGCTGTTGTTGCAGGTTTGTCAGCAGGTTTCTTTTCTGCTGGTTTGTCTGCCGCAACGGCAACTAGGGAGAGAGTAGTTAATGCTACTGCTGTCAATACTGTAATGGATTTCATAGAATCTCCTAATTTATTTCAAGATAACATTATCTCATATTACACAACGTTTGTCAAGTATTTATCGTTGACTTGTATCATCTTCTCGCCTTTTAGTTCCAATATTATATTTGGCTGTTAACTGCCATTCATTTTTTTCTTTATAGGATATGATTTTGATTTGAGACAATGGTGCTATAGGTTCTTCAACATTTGTTGCTTTAGGAACAATTTCAATTAGTCCCCATTCGGCCAATAGCTTTGCAATTGTGTTTCTTCTCGCCAAATCGTTCTCTTCAAAGTCTGTTGGTTTGCCATCTAATGCAAATAACTCTTTAAAATGTACAATATAATATTTACCTTTTTTGTGTAGAATGTGACATGATTGATATAGAGTTTTATCTTTTCTAGATGCTACACCTATTCTTGTCAACGTTTCTTTCACTTTAAGAAAATCGTCTTCCTGTTTTAATCTTACTTCAAGTAAGTCTTCAATGTTCACCGCCATTCTTTTTCTCCTTAGACTTCAAGCCACCTTTTTCTATTTTTTGTCGCATGATTTTAAGCTGGTCGGAGGTTATGAGATTCTGCACTTGTTTAGCTTTAGCATAACTATAGCCAAAATATTCTGAAATCACATTAATGTCCTCAACTATTTCATTCTTAAACCACTTGCTGAAGCGTTTTCGTGGTCTAATGGTATTTAGTAAATACAAAAATTGAGGTTTGTTGTCAAGTAAATGGCGACCATTCATCTCGTTTGCATAGAGAATGGTGTCTGAAAAGTAAGATAGTCCTTTATTAACGATGTACGCATTGTACGTTTTTTCGGCTAGTTCATCATTGTCGGTGCCAATCATCAAGTTTTCTTTTGATTGATTGATAGCGTTTAAGTATTCGAATGGTGTCATATTAGTACTTTGATGTAGTGTACTTCATCATTTCATTAATGACAGAATCTTCAACTTTAAACATTGGAATTACTGCGTCTTGTTCAATAGGCACTAATACCATTTCATCGATCCATCCATTTGATCGTGTGATGTTTCTAACTTTACATTTGAAATTATTTTCAATGCGAAAGAGCCATCCACTCCACCTATAGTTGTACTTGGGTGCAGGAATAGTAACAAAATAAAATTCATCGACACTTCTACATTTCATCAACTGACTTTTCTTAAATGCAATTGCACCCTCAGTAATGAATGGTGTTCCGACTTTGACTTCAACAGTCTTGTCATCAGCCATTAAATCTTTTTCAGAATCAAAGTTGTCTAATGAGAATTCAACTTTTCGATTTTTAGCAAGATAGTTGCCAACATATTTCTCACCAATCTTGCCGAGAATTTCAATTTTCTGTTCTCTTGTCAATACTGTTTTCATCATTTAAACTCACAGTCAACCATCACTTCAGTTAAGAAAGCGACAAAGTTAATTTCTTGGTCAACGACAAATGCAGACTTGTATTGATAGTCGGCAAGCAATAGAACCATACGTGGAACAGAATCGGGCTTCAAGCATTCGTTGCTGTTATCAAAGATTCGTTTGAATAGTACTGATGGTTCATTGTCTAGATTTTCTGCAACCCACTTACGCATACCAGTGAAGTCTTTTGCTTTCAATCTTTCGACTAATGACTTGAAATTGTCACTTGAGATATTTGCGAGAATTCCAGTATCAATCTTACCTGTAGCGGAGTAGCGTTGCAGTTCATTAAGAACACGGCGCCAATCAGGAAAGTGTTTCATAATCAGTTCAGCAACAACCTTCTCTTCAAACTCTACGTTTTCTTTTTGTAGAATGCCAGTCATACGTTTCATAAAACGACCAGCAAGTTTTGGCTTATCTGATGCGTTTATTTTAAAGTGTACAACGGAGCATCTACTGTGGAGAGGGGCGATGATACGATTAAGAAAGTTGCAAGTAAGGATAAAACCACAATTAGCAGAAAACTCTTCCATGAAGTTCCGTAATGCGGGTTGAGTAGATTGCGGATTAAGATAATCAGCTTCGTCAAGAATAACATATTTGCGACCACCAGAGAATGATACAGTTGAGGCAAAGTTTTTAATTTCATTGCGTAGGGTATCGATGTTGCCATTCATCGATCCGTTAATAACAATATAATTACATCCAAGTTCTTCAAGCATAGCCTTGGCGATAGTAGTTTTACCAACGCCAGGACCACCAGTAAGAATTAGATTGGGAACGTTCTTTTGCTCAACGAATTGTTGGAACGTAGCCTTTAAGTCTGCTGGAAGAATTGTATCTTCAACAGTTTTTGGTCGATACTTTTCGACCCACAAGAAATCTTGTAGCATGTTTTCACCTTATCATAACATAAAAATATATTCTAACACATTGCATGTTAGAATGCAAGCGAGTGTTACTTAGCCACACTCTCATAAAGAGACTCAACGTCATCTTGTTCTTGTTGAACCTCGGTGAAGTTTTGTTTGTGATAAATCTTTGCAAGTTTGCGAGTGTACTTTTTAGGCAACTCAAATTTATCTTCTACTGTAGTGAGAATGTCTTTAATCAAATCACGTTCTGCTTCAATGCGAGTGAGTGAGTTTGAAATTTCGACAAGTGCATCCAGAATCTTTTTACGATCTTCTGGTGAAGACGGAACAATCACGTTACTCATAATATTAACCTTCGTACTTAGAGCCAGCTTCAGTAGCAATCCAATATTCAATTTGGTCTGTCACATGTTTGAAGTGCGAGATACCTTTAGATGAAATTGCAACATCATAATTACCAGGTACCATCTTGAGATTTTCTGTATTGAAAATCATTTTGAAATTAGATGAAGTTTCACCAACTTTGATTGAGAAGTTATCAGAATCACTATTCTTAACATCTAGTGCGGAGAGAGAAACACTTTCACCATCACCAACAACAGCAATGTTTGGAAGACCTAAGATGCCAGACATTTTCAATACTTGACTCATATCATCTTTTGTAAGACGAAAATTCACTTCAGAGTTTTCAATCTTTAACTCTTTTACAGGTGGTGCCACAATCATAGATTCGTCTGCAAGTCCGTATGTAGTTTTAGATGTACCAGATTTGACTGTGAGATTATTCGCATCAGTATTGATAACAATCTCAGGATCAGTTAAAGAACTGCAAAGAGAAAGAAATCGATTCAAGTCGTAGATGACGAAATCTTTTTCGAATGTTTCTGTTATTGTAGCTTTGCCGAGTACGTTTTGTCCTTTAGAGATAGTTCGTACTACGGAGCCTTCTTTGAATTGCATACCAGCATTGATTGTCGCAAAGTTTTTAAGAACGTTGATTGTTGATTCACTTAATTTCATTTTCATTTCCTTCATTTAAGTCATGTACGTGTAACATGATTATAGCATAGTGTATAATTTTTAGCAAGTCTTTACGATTTCTTCCATCTTTCTTGCCATACCTTTGTGCATATTTCAGCACATTTCCAATACAGAATCCTTCACCATGTCCACCATCAATGATGAATTCTGTTGCTTGAAATTTGTCACGGGAATAATGTTGCCCGTATGTTGAGTCGATGTAAGACTTCAGTTCGGCTAAAGTCTTATCTTCATTATAACGATAGTCGATCATGTCAGGTTCTGAGATGAAGTTCGTTTCATAACATCATTGCCAGCGGTTGGTGAAACATTGATAGCCGCAAGTGCTTGCAAAGAACCGCCAAAGATATAACTGCCAGCATGTTTCAAACGCATCCATGGAAGTAACCACACTTTGCCACCAGCTTTACGCATCCATTGACAGAACATGTAATCTTCTGAAAGATAGCGTTTTGTGTCTGGACAAATAACGCAATCAAAGTAAGCCATGATTTCTCTGCTACCATCAAAGTTTGTTGTACGCACATGATCTGGTTTGTAGCTTTGCATTGGAAATGCTTTGTCATATTTTTGAAGTGCTTCACGGGTAATCAACATGAAACCTGTGCCGCTTTCTTTTACTTCAATCGGTTCATCAACTCTGAATTGTGTTACACCATCTGCTGGATTAAAAACAAAGTCACCAACAAACTCTTCCAAGTTGTTTGGATTCTTATCTGCATAACCTTTGTCAACTGCAACTTTAATCTTCTCCCAAGAAATTGCTTTCTTTGGATATGGTCCACAAACAACATCCATGTCATCACGGGTTGTCGCAAAGTGCATCATCACTAAAACGTCTTGCGGCTCAAAGTGAATATCGCTATCAATAAAAATCATATGGTCATAACCACTACGAACAAACTCATCTGTCAAATAATTTCTAGCACGTTGCACCAGTGATTCGTTGAAGATGAAAAACAGTTTAGCCTCAATACCATATTTGGTACAAAGAACCATAAGGTCTGTAATTGCTTTAGTGTATGCGCCATGACATTGTCCGCCATACATTGGTGTTGCGATAAAAAGTTTCTTGGTTCTTAGTTTTTGAATATCAATCTCAAATTGCATAATTTCTCCATACTGTTAAATTAATCTATGTACTATTATATATAAAAAAAGAGGCTACGTCAAGTAGCCTCTAAAGGCATAATTTCAATTATGCCAAGGAGATTAGGAAAAAATGTTTGAATTAATGATCGGAGTCTCCATTTAGATTAGGTTTCACTTCCGCAGTTGGATCAATACCAGCATCAATCTTGGTATACAAGTCAAGGAATGCAGTCTTTGTTTCACCATCGAAACGGTTGATACAATACTTGATTGCTTCCATCTTATCATTGAAGATGGTGTATGCTTCGGCAATGTGAGACAGACGGCGAGTGGAGATCAATTCATCAATTGCACCCTCTTCGAATGTCTTACGGATGATATCAGCCCACTTCACAAGATTTTCTGCGAATGCTTTGTCATTGATACCAAGACTTGCGAACAACTTAGTCAAAATCTTTGTTTCAACTTTCGTATCAGGATATTCCTGTTCTACAGTAATTGGGAAACGTTCGAGAAACGCATCATCAAGAATTGTGGCTGCCATGTAGCGACCAGTTTCATCGCCTTTACCTTTAGTGTTTGCAGTAGCGATAATATTGAAGCCCGTAACTGGTTCAACGAATTCACCAGTTTTCTTAACGAACAAACCTTTGCCTTCAAGTACACCTTGCAAACACATTAGTTTATTTGAACCGCGGTCAATTTCATCAAGAATCAAAACAGCACCAGACTTCATTGCTTGAACAACTGGACCATCAAACCACTTTGTCTCTCCGTCAATCAAACGGAAACCACCAATCAAATCATCTTCATCAGTCTCAGGTGAAATATTCACACGGAGGCATTCTGTCTTCAATTGGGCACAGGCTTGTTCAACCATGAAAGTCTTGCCGTTACCAGATAGACCAGAAACAAATACTGGATAAAATTTCTTTGATGCAACAATACGTTTCATGTTGTCAAAGAATCCGAAAGGAACGTATAGCGAATTCACTTTAGGAATAATTGCACCCTCTTGCATACGTGCAACGGATGACATTTTTGCAATTGCTTTTGTGACAGGCGCCATAGTTGGTTCAGTAATTGTCATGGGTTGAGATTTGACCAATGCAAGACCAGCCATGTTGATGTTGAATTCTTGGAGAGGCAATTGATACTTGCCGCGGGCTACTCGGTATTGTTTGCCCTCTAACCAAACTTGACGTTTCATGCCAGTTTCTTCAGAGAGAGTTACCAGTTGATCGTGAGTCACAACTTCACCAAAACGTTTTGCGGCTTCGGTGACAAATAAAATCTTTTCAGCTTTGGTAGTCATAATATAAAGGTTCTTTCAAGTAAAAATCAATTTCAATACTAGTAGTTTAACAGAGTATTTGTGGCAAGTCAAGTGATTGTTTTTGGCTGTTGTTTTTACACAACATCAAGCAATTTCCTTGATTACTTTAGAGAGTAGAACACGGTTAGTCAAACGGTTTTGGTTCATTTTTAAAAATGCACCTTTCAACTTACGTGCGGAAACATCTTTGGCTTCGCCAAGAATGTCTGATAGTGAATCATCTTCGGTAGACAAATCTTCACCACCAGGAATCAGAAAATATTCTGAGTAGCCATATCCGTTGACAGAGAAAAACTTTTCATTACGGAACTGTTTGTATCCATCGTCTGTCATTATCATGTTGAAACGTGCCATTGCATTTTGAAAGTAACGTTTGCTTTTTGGCAGAATGTAGAACCCAATCAAATTACAACCAGTACGATCCTTTAGAATTTGCAATAACGTTGGTGTTACACCTTTGTCACTTACACGATAAGTTTTTGCGGAATCTTTATCTTCAATATAAGACACTGAACGGAAGTCAGAAGGTCCGATTCTAGCACCACGGTGATCGGCGGATGAAGTCCACAATGTGCTACTGTCTTCGCCATCAGTCAAAAAGATAACATTCACAATTTCAGAGCGAGTACGTTTACGGAAATCATTCACAACATTAGATGCTACTTGAATTGTTGCATTCAACGGAGTACCACCGAGACCCATACCTTCTTTGATGTAACTTGCTTTATTGTGTCTACGATGATGCGAGTAAGGCTCGTATGCTTCTGCAACATTCAACAAGTCATTTGCAAACTTGCGATACGTTTGGTTTTTCATACTGCTGGACAAAATGTTCAACAAAGAAAAATAGTCAATGTCTAATTGATTCGATTCTACATCTATAGTAGAATCAGTTGGTTGATCTGGCAGTTTATTTTTATACTGAGTACTGAAAGCATAAACATCAAACGGAATATTCACTTTACGGCAGAATGTTGCCATTGTAATTAACTGTTCAATTGTGCCAGACATATTGTCACTCATCGAACCAGACCAGTCAATGAACATTACAATGCCGTGATTCTTACCATCAGCAACGGCACCAATCTTACGGAAGATATCATCATTGAATTTGTAAGTATGCAATTTGTTAGTGTCAAGTGTACCAGTATCGGAGACTGTTACACGGCGCAACTCAGCCGCTTTCTTTTTCATTTCAAATTCTTTTATAAGATATGCAATAGCATTCTTATTCTTGGATTCAAATTTCATTAAAAGACTAGTGTTATAACGCTGATGCGCTTCCAATTCTTCAGTATCATAAAATGATTCATCAAAGAATTGTAACTCTTTGAAAGGAACAATATAATTCTTTAAATCAATTTTCTTTTGACTGACAATCTTACCAACATTAATTTCTTTCGTTTCGGCAAGGCCTTTCAATGCTTGTTGAAATTTTTCATCCGTTACAGATTTAACTTCATCACCATATGCCTTCAACTCATTAGGCATAGTATCTTCAAACGTGCGTTCATTAGAATAGCCATTGTCAAAGCGGTCTTCAGATTCGAAATCATCATCGCCATCACCGTCATCGGAGCCAGAATTGTTTGGGTCTACGTCATCATAGTCTTCGGCATCTTCACCAAAGCCATCATTGTCACCAAAATCGTCACCATCGAATTCGCCATTCTCTTTGCGCTTTTCGAATTCTTCTTTAGCCTCTTGACGTTTTTGTTCTAACTCTGCTTTGCAAAAATCGTACAAACGTTCGGTGATATCTTTCACTTGCTCAAACGAATCTGCTTTTTCAACTTCGTTAACATAAAGCATTTCATCGGCATTGAATTTAATGCCTGCAATTGCACCAAGTTTAAAATGCAAATTGATTCTATCAATCAACATAAGTTCATTTACATCTTGACCTTTGATACCAAAGAAATCACGTTCAGTAAATTGACGATATGCAATAGCCATAGGCTTACGCAAACCAGGATAGCGATCCTTCATCCTACGTTCGACCCGTGCATCTTCAACCACATTCAAGAATGTAGAGAATGCAGAACCGCCAGCTTTAGCTGATTCAACGTATGATTGTGGTGTGTCTAATGCATGACCAACTTCGTGACCAACCAAAAGGTCTGTCATTTCAGGTGTAGTGTCATTCATAATGGGAAGAGTAAGACGGCGATTCACGATATCGAATGATGCAGTTTGCACCTTGCGATACTCTACCGAAATATTCTCTGTAGCAAGTAACTTTGCTAGAGTGGATTTTGAAATTTGTGTATTAAGCATGTATGTATCTTAACTTAGGTGGATTAAAATGTCAAGCGGTTTCTGCAATGGGTTGTTGTACAATGGCAACAATCTTTGGACGGATGATAACTGTCTGTGGAACTTCAATGTCGTTTTGTTTATAGTAGCGGTGCATTTTTACTGTAGCGGTAATTGTTGCAGTTTCACCTTCAGCAGGGAAATCTGCATTGCCGCTGAAGACAAGTACATTGCCATCGGTATCTTCACAGATACGGAGAAGACTTCTGCCAGAATCAGCCCAGTAAAATTTAGGGCGGTCAACTACAATGGCTTTTTTAACTGTTAGAGTGACAGTAATCTTTTTCTTTTCGGTGCCGATGAATGTACGGGTTGTGTTTTTCTCTGCGGCTTGTGCAATCCATTGTGCTTTACGTTCAGCTTGAGTGGTAATTGATTTGCGTACAGCAAGAACTTGTTTTTCTGTCAACTTACCATAAGTGTTCAACGCACCAAGAAGATTTGAGTAGAAAGAATTTCTCTCAGAATTGGCAACAAGGAATTGGACGATATCGCCAGCATCGGGATATGTCCTGTAGAACGTTTTAGTGGCATTGTTTATGATGTTCCGCTTGGTAGCGGCTTCGTATGCGGCAGGATGTTCGATGTATGACATAAATTCCTCTGTAATCTCAATGTATGTATACAGTATAGCATAGTGGGAATGAATGTCAACGATTATTTAATGTAGTGTAGCGTCAAAACAACACATTTGTACAAAATAAAGGGGTTTTTCTTAAATCATCAAGAAAAACCCTTTATGAATCAATCACTTACGGGGTCTGAAATAAAAAATTCAGTCAAGTCAGCAGACTCTTGAAGTTTTTCTGCTCTTTTTCTTGCCCATGTCGCTTTCATTGACTCTGAATGTTTTGCCTTTACCTCAGGACGATTTAATGATTCTGATATTTTTTTCCTAGTCTCTTCACTTACAGCATAATTTCCATTTTGCATACGGGTTTTTACCATTTTATCTAATGAAGTTTTTGTTGGGGCTAATGTTCCATTACGGCGGCGTGTTTCTATAGCTTTCATATATGATTCTAAAGTTTTAGGTCCAAATTTAGGATCATGATTTCCTTGTTTGTATCCTGGTGGAATTAAAGAATCTTTTCGTACTCTTATTGCAGGATTTATTCCATCAGTAATCCACATCCAATTTTTATTTCCTTCTGAAATTTTTTTGAGTTTATCTGGACTATTTCTATAACAACGACCTTTTGTCCACCCATCTGGAACGACATCATTTTTGGGTATAAATTTTTCATCGACACCATCATTGATGCAAATATATCCTGCATTATATGAAGATCCAAGGTGACCTTCAACCCAACCCGAAGGACATGGAACATCAAGATCAATATTTTTCATCCGTACGCCATTATTGATACGCCGCTTTGGTGTTGGTTTGTAAAGTCTTCCCGCTGAATATCCTTCTGGAATAATATCAAATTCACCAATTCTGATATCTATGACACCATTATTAACCCAACGAGTTTGTCCTGCATTTTGTCCACGTGATCCTCCATCATTACGATTGTGTAGAATTCCCGTGCGAATATCTTTTCTTCCATAGTGTAAAATTAATTCACTTTCTTTTTCTAATGCATCATCTTCGTAAAGATTAGTGTCTGCAAAAATAATTCTATCATCAGTTTCAGGTAAATCCACATTTCCGTGCCATTGATATGCTCTATTATTTTTTCCCTTACCAACATAATAAGGGGTTCCATCTTCTCTCAGATATAGATAAACATAATATTCATTTTTTCCCATATTATATTTAACCCTGCCAGTTCGTGACAAGTCTCATTCCATAATTGTTAGGTTCATTCGGTATGATTATGTTTGACTTCAATCTTAACTGATTGCTTTTAAATTGAGAGTAGTCAACGTAATGATGCCAACGATCATATCTCCAAACAACGCTAGAAACGTCTGAGTGAACATCGGCAAGCATTTGTGATTTTGCAATTGTGCCAGACTCATTGTATTTTTTGCCTTTTGCATCAACTAACTTATCTGCTTTAATTGCTTCACCAGTTTCATCATCAAAGCCAACTTCAGCATGATAAAATTCTGTAGTATTGCCGCCTTTGACAGTTTGAGTTGCGGCTTTACCTTGCATGAATACATTGAATTGAATTGTGCAATCACCATCTTTAAGAACGTCAAGCGAAAGAATTGTATCTTCATTGTAACGACCACGCCAACGATGTTTGCAAGCATTGTCAATCAAAAGACACGAATAGATTCGAGTGTTCTTCACGAAAGGTGGATACTTCTGATTCGGTGCAATGAAGAATCTATATTGCAAACCAGATACAGGAACGTTTTCAAATCTATCAATAAACTGTTCGCAGATATAGAAGAGTATGCCAGACTCTACACGAATTCGTTGGTTCTTATGTAGTCTATAGAAGTCTGAAATGTTATCATCCATCACCCAATGCTTTTCTGCACCAATAGATATCGAATGATCCCATGCATAGTTTCTTGCACGACCAGGACCGTCACCGTGATTTGAAAATGGTGCAACAATCAATGTAACCCATGGTCTAATATTGAATGTGTCTAATGCTTTTTCATATAGTATTTCATCTTGAGGTTCAATGATGATATAGTGTGGCACCTTCATTCTTGAAAGTGACTTTGAAGTAATCATTGAGTCAGCACGACCCTTTGATATGATATAAACTGGATGTTCAGGATTATGCATTCACTCTACTCCATATTGTTGGTTTGTTGTTCCACATTTTGCATAAGACTTTTTCGTATCCATTCTCAACTAAAAACTTATTGAATATAGCAGAAATTTTTGATTGATCTACAATTTTGTTTTCGTATTCATACGTCTTGAAGTGACCAATCGAATGTGTGTTAAATGCGTTTGCAATAATAAAATACTTTGGCGATATTGCATCAATGATTTCTTTTACATGCTGAGTCGGATTATGAATGTGTTCAAAGTATTCAGATGCAAAAACAAAATCTACATTGTGGTCTATCTCATGCACACTTTCAATTAGATTGAAATCGTGCTTCTTTGCCATGACTTCACATAACTTCCATTGCTTGGTGTTTTTCAAATTGATGCCGTATGCTTTTGCGTTAGGCAGAATAGTCTTTAGCGCACATGTACTATAACTGATTCCACAGCCAATGTCAACAAACGATGCAGAATTTTTAAGTAAATCATAAACAGATTCGCCATTTGCCATTGATGGCTTCAGCAATCGTTTAATGTAACTTCTACTGTATGTTCTGTAGCAATTGAAAATATCTACAAAATAGTAATCGTCATCATACACTTTAAATGCATCATCTAAATTGTTCTGATCTAGTTTTTCATACCACTCAGAAGTCAGTCTACGAAAAAGAGAATCATCTCTCAACATCTTTTTAGCTTCGTTATGGTCAATATCAAAAATATTTCCATAATCGTTTAAAAATTTATCGAAAAGAATTAATGGCTTTTCGTTTAAGAATTCATTCTGAATCATCGACTACCCATCTGAGAAGAGAGTTTTGTGTTCTATCAAGTGCTGGATGCCAGATACTCTTTGTCTTGTTTGACAGATTTTGATTGACTAATTTAGCAAAATCTTTGTAATCCGATTCAGTTCTGAAATGCACATATAGTGTTTTATATGTCGGATTATCTTCTTGTTCAAACTCAGGCATACCTTTCCAAAGTTTCTTCCATTCTTTTTCACCTTGGTCAGAATACTTCTCTTTCTCATCTTCATCTAAATTCATGTGATCTAAAAGAGAAAGAGGTTTATCAGCCACTTTTTTCTCGCCAATCAAATTCTGATATTGAGATGATTCTTCAATTTTTGGTTTGTTCATTGTATCTACACTCATATTTGTTTTACAGTTATACCGCATTTATTTAGGAAAATAATACCACGATCATCACGGTAATCTTCGCCATAAAATACTTCTTTGATCCCGCTTTGAAATATCATTTTAGCACATTCTATGCATGGAGAGCAAGTGATGAACATACTTGCACCATCACCACTCTCGGTAGACTTTGCTAGTTTGGCAATTGCATTTGATTCTGCATGAAGAACTTCGGGTTTTGTTTTTGTTACTATAGTGCCAGTGAAATCAGTATGCGCCATAATTTCACAATCATTGTCCCATCCACTTGGCATACCATTGTAACCAATTGAAATGATTCTATCATCTTTAACAACAACAGCACCAACTTGTTTACGTTTTGAAGTACTGAATTCTGCAAAGATTCTTGCAGTCTTCATGTATGCACCAAGATATTTCTCTTTAATCATTATCAAATTTTTCTGTCTGTTCAAAACGCTTCTCTTGAATCGTTTTTTCTTTCCACACTTTTCTAGGATTTGCACACATCACACAATTAGGATTTCCACAATCTAAAACATGATGTTTAGCTAATTGGTGTGGTGATTCAACTGGTATGTTATACGCTTTTGCAATTTTTAATTGCTTTCGTATTGCATTTTTATCTTTAAGGATTCGTTTAGATTTTTTAAATTTGTCTTCTTCTGCACTCATGTTCGACTCCTTTTAGATATTAGATTTTCTTTACCTTACGTTTCAAAATTGTGCGCTTACGTATTGCTCTTTGTGTTTCATATTGTGAAGCCTTTTGAGTATACACTTTTCCAAGCATATGGTCAAATTCATGCAATGCAATTCGTGCAGTCATACCAATAAACTTTTCAGTTCGTGTTTCGCCACTCTCATCTTGAAAACGAATACGCACAAAATCTGGACGTTTAACACTTAGATATAGTAAAGGAAAACTTAGACAACCTTCTTTCATTGAGAGTTCGTTATCTGACACATCAACTACTCTTGGATTGAATACTGCAAATGGTTTCTCACCAGTTCTCATAACAAAAACACGATATGGTTGTCCGACTTGATTTGCTGACAATCCAAGTCCATCACTTTTAACCATCTTGTTGTGCAATGCTTGTGCAAACTCTTTAGGATCAAATGGTGGATTATCAAAATCAAACTCTTTGCACTCTTGCAAAAGAATGGGTGATGTTTCTGAAACAAATTCAAGGTTCATGGGATTCTCCTAATACATAATTTTCTGCAAAATTTTCAGCTTCATCTATACTATTAAAAAATGCAACAAAATAAGATCCTGTGTCATTTCTTGCTCTAACTTTATAGAATTTTTCATCTAAGTACACCTGTGCATGTCTATCGATATCTGTTCCGTAATGTTCACTGAGTATTTTCATTTTGCAATCCTTGAAAAGTTATTTACTTTCTCGAATCTAATCACGTTGGTAAACTTGTCTTGTAGAATATCACCTTTGTGTGATATGACAAACAGGTTAGAACCTTCAAGCATGTTTAGAATCTTCATCAAATCTTCTGTACCATTTGTGTCTAATGATGAATCAAAAATCTCATCAAGTATCAAAATGTTTGTGCTGGCGCTGTTCTTCAGTTTAGCAACAGCACGCCATGTTAACATCAATGCCATATCGATGCGTTGTTTCTCACCTTCACTGAATGATGCATATGTGAAGTCATCACGATGGCGAGACTTGATTGTTTCTTTAAATGATTCATCAAGATTAAAGTTCACAAAAAACTCTAATGCGGCAAGATACTTGTTAACTAACTTGTTGATGACTGGTATGTATTGACGAATGATTTTCGTTTTGATACCTGTGTCTTTCAGTAATGATATTGCAACTTCATAGTACAAACGTTCTTCGGAGATAACTCTAATCTCATTCTCCAACTCAGCAAGTTCTTGATATAATGTTGCTAGTTTAGTTTCTTCAGTCTGCAAATCATCTTTGACTAACGATAGTCTTTCAATTTCTTTTTTGACACTTTCAATGTATCTGCGATTTGCTTTAATTTCGCTTTGTTCAAATGTCAATTGGGAATTCAATGATTGAATTTCTTCAACAAAGACCTGAATGTCCTGATATCGTGCATTCAATACGTCAATTTCTTCATCAACTTTTTTCAATGCATCATTTACTTCTTCAAGTTTTTTAGTTCGCTCTTCAATGATGTGTGATTTGTATTCATCGCCAATCGTTTGCTTACATGTTGGACAGTCACTGTTGTCATGGTAAAATGAAATATCAGTATTAACTTTCTTAAGTGTCTTACTTAAATTGAGTTTGATGCCTGAGAATTTTGCTATCTTTCCAGTAACTTTATCTTTGTCTGAAATTTGTAGACACAAATCTGACAAATTCTGTTGTGTCTCTGTACACTTAGTTTCACTTTCTATAACTAAATGCTGAGTGTTAGCAATGTCTTGTTGTTTAGATGAAATCTGTGCCGCATTGCTTTTCTTTAATGAATCGATGAATTGAATCTGATATTGAATCTTCTCACTCTTCAAATCAACTGCGTATTTTGTTTGAGAGTGTTTTTCTTTCAATAACAAAAATTTATCTTTAAGAACACTATTCATGCGTGAGAAGATTTGGATATCTAGCAAGTCTTCAATGATAGAACGTCTATCGCTTGCAGACAACTGCATGAATGGAGTAAATGATGCTGAACCCAACAAAACGATTTGTGTAAACGATTTGTAGTTGAGTTTGAGAATGAATTTCTCTAGATGCTCTTGATAGTCTTTGACTGCGGCATCTTGATTGATTAGATGACC